TCCCAAAGCAAATCAACGATTTCTCGCTCTTGTGTTGCCATAATGTTAAGATGTCTGTAATTTATTTAGTACCGTTACCGTTTTGAGGTTGCGGTTTTTTCGCTTGTTGGATCTGGACTTTCTTCATGTCCATGTCCAAGTCCGCGCTTTGCTGCTCACGGTCCATGTTTGCTTGGTCAGCAGCAACCTGATCCAGTGGATCAATGACCATGCCAGCTTTGATATCATTTGACATCTCCGCATCTATCTCTTCCATCTGCTTCTCGGTTTGACCAAGAACTTCCTTACGAATATATTCGGTAGAGAAATACTTACCAACGTAAGGATCCATCTGTGCGATGATCTGCAGTTTCTCGTTCATCATCTCAAGGTTCTTGAGTTCCGTGAAATGATTATCGTAGAGATAGTCATACTGGACATGCTCTTTCATGTCCTCCCAATCTTCAGGTGCAATGACACCTTTGAGGATCAGTTGAGTTTTGAGAGTGTCTTGGAAAAGATCGCTGAACTTCTTACGTAACTTTCCAACAAATTTTGTAAACTTTAATTCGTCTCTTGTGATCTCAGAGGAGCGTCCAAGATTAAAAGACGTAGCAGAATCAAGTCTTCCCGCAGGAACATTCAGTGCTTTGTAAAGTTTTGTTTGGAAATATTGCACATCTGTAAGCTCTCCGAGGTTCTGACCTCCTGGGAGAGTTGTGATCTCTGTACCGCGACCACCTTCTCTACGTGGAAGCCAGAAGTCTTCCAACATAGACATATACTTACGGTCGTCACGGATCTCCCCAGTATTGGCGTCGTAAACTAACTTGTTACGATAACGTCCCATTACCTCTCTGAGGTATTGTTCTGCCTTTTGCTTAGGAAGATTTCCTACGTCGATGTAGAAAATTCTACGTTCTGGGGCACGAGAGATTCTGTAGATAACCAGACTATCCTCAATCATGCGGAGTTGATTGAGAACTTTAATTCCCTTGTGCAGATAAGAGAGTACGATATTTCTGTTGGTATCCATGATACCAGACGTGACATATGTGATTGCATCCTTTGCAATCTTGATGCCACTATTTGCGGAAGTATTGTTTAGACCCTTTGGATTGTAGATGAAATACTCTTCGGACTTGCCGAAGTCATACTTCATAAACTCATCTGCGGTCTTTGGTTTATTGATCTGCCTAACTTTCTTGATCTTATTTGGATCAATGTAGCGAAGTTCTAGGATACCTTTTCCAGGATTGTCTAGATCAATGACCTTATGATAATATAATCTACCGTCAATGTACCAGCGACGGAACATTTCATGTGACTTACTATCAAATCCAAAAAGATTTTTGATGTGATCAAATTCCTTTCGGATCATCTCCTTGACACTATCACTGACTTCAAGATTGTCCAAGTTGATTTGAACTGGACTATCGTTTTGGTCAGCGACGATTGCCTCGTGAACAATATCTTCAATGGCAGAATCCACTTCTGGATGCATCGCCATCTCACGATATTTTTTCACCATATCGTATTCGGTCTTGAAGTTACCGTCTAGATCAACGTATTGACCGTAGTAACCCCCAGCGATAAAACTAGTTGCGCCGTCCTCGTTAGATGGAGCAACAGGAGAAGGTGCTCTGTCCTTCTCCTGCGACTTCTTCTTAAACGAGAAACCAAATAACTCTGCCATAATATTTTATTTCGTGGCTCTCGACCTACTATTTAGTTGCCGTCAAATTGTCTGTTGACGACGTTGCCAGTAGCTACATCACCTGCATAGGTTTCGTGGTACTGATATGCAAACTCAACATCAAACTCCTCGTAGGAATCGTTGTTGTCGTATGCAACCGATACTTGGGAAACGCTAACTGGGAATGCTGCGACTAACTTGTACTCGCGGAGAACAGTCAGACCTTCAGCAGCAACTCCAGGACCACCAAACTTGTCGAGTTGCTTGATCGAAATATCTTGGAAGATATTTACGATATCGGTAGATGCTACGTTAGCATCAACTCCGTTGGTGAGTTGGATCCACTTCTCATATGCAGAACGCAGTTGGAATGCGTCGTCCATATAGAAAGTTGCAGTCCAGGTTTCGTAAGTTCTGTCACCAGGGACTTTAATTACGCGACCACGGAAAGGAAGTTCAACTGTACCTACGTTAGTTGCAGGCAGTGCTGCAGACTTACACATGTAAGTAACTTCCGAATTGTTCTCAACTCCAGAAATACTTGGAGCTGTTACTCCGCCGCCAGTTGGCCAAGCGTGATCAACGGAGAACAGGTTGGGGCGAACCCCTCCCCTGATCGCCTTTTGGAATGTTAGAATACCTAATGGTGTTGCCATTTGCTTTTGCTCCTTTTAATTTATCTGCCAGATGGGACGACCTCTTCAAATGCAACACCAGATCTGGTTGCAATAAAGGTCAGTGTGATGAAGTTAATAGAGCGAGCAGGCTTAATGTAGATGTCTGCTTTGAACTCGTTAGCATCAATGACTGCAGCGGTGTTGTTTGTTTCGTCACAAACTACCAGGAAGTCAGTGATACCTCTAGCGGCTTGGATGCCACGGAGGTAAGGTTCAACAACGTTCTTAAAGTTGTTGCGAGTAAACTCGTCGTTAACTTCAAACAGAACTCCCTTCGCAGCGTTACCGATTGTCTTCTCTGCGACCAGGAAGAGGCGGCGAACGTTAATGCGATCAAATGCAGATGGTGAAGCGAGAGCAGTTTTGTCTCCAAAGAGAACGATGCCCTGACCAGGAAGAGAAGTAATAGGATTAATTCTGTTCTGGTAGAGAGAATCTCTTTCAGCTTTGGTTGGGGAATATGCCAGTTTGATGGCATTTCTGATTCCACCACGGTTCAGACCAGCGGGGGAGAACCATGGGGTTCCGTTTGCAGTGACGGAAGCGCAGAGACCAGCAACGTCACCGTTGCAAGGAATCCAGCGATACTTATCTGCAAAGCGGTCGTAAACATACTTCCAACCGTTATCGAGAACAGCGTAGGAGCTGCTTGCTACGGACTGGAAGAAGTCGATTACGTTTGCGGTCTGTTGAGCAGAACTTGTTACGCCAACGACATCGCCTTTGAATGGCGAGAGGAAAGCAACACAATCCTTTCTGCCAGATGCAATAGTAGCGAGGCTGGTTGCGATTGCCTGAGAGTTGACCTTGCTGGTGGTATCACCAGGACCCATGATCAGATAATCGATCTGAACAGTTTCTGTATCAACAAACTCTTGGTATGCAGTGATAAGTTCTGCCGAGGTAGCAGTACCAGTTTCTGCACCTTTTGCGAAGGTGTAAGATACAGCACCCAGGAGGTCGAATGTAGTAGTGCTGTCGTTACCAGCATTGCTAGTTCCCTGAATATTGTTGGTAGATACAGCAGCATTTCCGCTTACATCGTAAGCATCTTCTTCGTGCTTACCCCAATAGACATAGGAAGATCTATCGAGAATTGCTTGTGGGTAGTAGTTCTGAGCACCCTCTGCAGTCTTGGCGTCATTTGCCTTCGACATATAGGTGAGTTTCTCAAGCAGGGAGTTTGGTGTTCCAGTAATGGCACCAGTTGCGTCCCAAACTACTACGTGCAGTTCGTCGTTTGCGCCACCGCGAGCAGCGACGTGTGGTGAAGTGCCAGGACGAGGTGCGACCTGATTCCACTTCAGACCAGCATAAACGGTTTGTTGATCGTACCAGTTAGCTGCTGCGGTTACTGTCAGGTCGGTAACGCCATTCTCGATGACATCAGTAGCGACCCAGTTGTCAGAAGTAATCAGACTTACTTTGTTGTTTGCTGCATCCCATGCATAGAGGTATCCAGACTTAGCGCCACCTGGGCTTCCTGCTGCGGTCTGAACCAGAGTACCAACAGTGGTTGTAGCGAGTGCTCCATCCAGGGTCAGCATGACATCGGCACCCTTGTCGATTACCGAAACGCGGATTGCATTCGAGCTAGCACCTACGGATCTGGAAGCAAAGTGCCATGGGTTTGCCGCTGCATCACGGTAGGTTGCCTCGTATGCATCCTTATTGGCAATCTTAAGAACATATGGGGATGTGACAGCATCGTCAGAGGCAGTCAATTGCCCTGTTGTCGATGCTCTTACAACGTCGAGTACGCCGCCATATGCAAGATAACTTGCAGCGGTCCACCAATACTCAGCGTTTGCATTTGTTGGTTCGCCAAATACTTCGAGTAATTGAGCTTCCGAGGAAATTCTGACTGGTTCAAGAACAGGACCTTGGGTAAAAGGACCAGCAAATGCACCAACATTTACTTCAACCGACTCAATTGATCCAAGTGTCAGATCCCTCTCTTGGATCGCTACTCCTGGCGAGAGAAGCGTGCTAGCCATGCGTTTACTCCTGAAATAAAGATTTCATTTTTTATCTAAAATTATTTATAAAATGCTGCTGTTTAGCGATACTCCCACATGAAGGAACGATCACCGTACTCATCTACATTCCAAGAGGATTCGCTACTGTTCATATCAGCGGACCAAATTGTCCCATCATTATCTATAATCTTTTCATCTTCCAGTCCGTCTAAGATAAAACCAAACGGTGCCATGTCCTGTTCGATCTGGTTCTTCTGCTCATCGTAGATTCTCTTACGGATATCTTGATCCGTCATCTCCTTGAAATATTCTTGCTGAACCAACCAGGAGAAGATGACTAGACACATTACTAGGTCATCGTTATATCCTTCGTCTGCTTCAAACGAGTTTTTGTTTTGGATGAATGTTGTGAACTCAGCGACAATGTTGTAGTCTCGTACAATCAACTTGTCTTCTTCGATCAAAGTCTTGAGGTTAGAGCATCCCTGCGCTTTGACGGTCTTGGACATCTTGACACCCATCTGTGTCTTGCCACCAGAGAATCCAGTACCAACAATCTGACCAGCACGACCACGCATGGCGCACATCAATACGTTTTCATACTCAATGTCATAATGAAGCATTGATGCAACTGCCTCGCCAATATCATTGACTTCAACTAGAACATATGCTTTGTTATAATTTTTTGCTACCGTCTGAATAACATTGGGTAGCAACATAGGTCGGATATCATGATCCCTATACTTTGCTACTAGTCTCCATGGAGCTTGTGTAATATCAATTACGATGAATGCGGAATAGTCTTGTGACAATCCACGAGACACGTCAACGCACATGATATAATCATGATCAGGTAACGGGTTCTCATAAACATCCAATCCAGCACTACTAGAGATCGGATCATCATAAGTTAGATTCCTAAGTTTGGATGCAGCGATCAGCGTATCAACCGATCCTAAGAACTCACATTCAAACTCTTGAGTGAACTGTCGTTCTGATGTGTTTGCAATAGTCTGTGCTTTCCAGTCAGCATCTCTACCAGGAACCTCTGACCAATGAACCTCAGACCAAGTATATCCATTCCTACCTTTCTGAGCATCAACCCAGAGTTTGTAGAAATGGTTCATCCCGTTTGGCGTTGAGATGATGATGACTTTTGTGCTTTTACCAGAAGTAATAGTAGGATAAACAGAGGCAAAGAATTGCTCTGCAATATGGTTTGGAATGAACGCAAACTCATCGAGGAAGATGATGTTAAACGACATGCCTCGGACAGCAGACGCAGATGTAGAAGCTGCCAGTATCTTACTGCCATTCTCAAGCTCCATCGATCCTTTGTTATATACAACTATACCCTGTTGCATCCACAATGGCAACTGTTCGTATGCAAGCTGTAACCTTCCGAGCAGGTCACGAGCAGTTGACAGTTTGTTTGCCAGGATGCCGATGTTTACGTTGTCGTTGAACAGAGCATAGTGCAATAGGTATGACACGCATGTGGTAGACTTACCAGTCTGTCGTGGCAACTTTGCAATATTGAATCTATTCTCGTGGAAGTCCCTAATCAGTTTCTTCTGAAAGTCCCACATCTTGAACGGGACGACACCTTCATCAAGAGAGATAATCTTTACGTAGTGCATTGCAAAGTAGACGGGATCTTCTTTGCATCTCAGATACTCTTGAATCTGTTCTTGGGTGAACTCTATTGGTGTCCCAACCTTCTTTAGATTAGGATTGCCAAGATATGCGTCAGACATAATAATACTGATAATAAAAAAGGGAGGTTACTCCTCCCTAGCTTTATTTAGTTTGTACCAATCCTCGGCAGTTTCATAACTTTCAAAGTAATGAATTCGACCTTGATAGACGATGGTGAATCTTCCAATCAAACCATCAAATCCAATGTGGGGAATGCCATCTTCATCGTCAGAAACTTCTTGCTCAAAGTAAAGGCGATCTTCTGGAACCTCACTCATGACTGACCCTCCTTGATTTCGCGTTGACGACGATACAGATATTCTAACACATCTTCACGCCATTCCAACAACTCATAGTAACACTCTTGGTTGTGAGCACATTGACGAAGTTGAGAATCAGGTTTAAGAACGCTCTCAATGAAGAGGGTCAGACCCCTCTCAACCTTCTCGTGTTTGTCCATGGTTCAAAACCTCGATTTCATGTTCAATCATAGCACGAACAATCTTTGCCCTGCCATAATTTCCAAAAGATTCCAGAACTCGAAGTTCTGCTTGAAGGTCTTCCAGAGTTCTCCTTGATCGATCGCTAATCATCTCGATCCTCCTCATACGCCATTCTAAGTATATAGTAGAT